TCCCGCAAACCGCCAAATGCGCTTAGCCTTAGTCGTTGTACGCAACCTTAAAAAAGCGACTGCGGTACATTTTTGAGCCTTAAAACTGATTTATCGAAATACTCTTTCTTCAACTCCGAACCTATAAAGTTTCTTTGCTCAATCATACAGGCTTCGGCTGTCGTTCCTGAGCCTGAATAACCATCGAAAACCGTTTCGCCTTTATTTGTGTAAGTCAATATTAAGTATCTCATTAAATTAGTTGGTTTTTGTGTTGGATGAAATCTATTTAAAGAATTGCATTCAGCTTCATTTTTGCCAATTGTAATTATGTTTTTCGGAAACGCTTTACTTGTATCTTTTTCACGGCTCAAACTTTTAAATTTATTGTAAGTGGCTGAGTATTCTTTGCCGTCTGTTTTTGGCGGTCTTACTAAGTTTTTAGCTTTATCAGTTATTTGTGGGTTATAAGTATGGTTGCCCATTTTCGCACGGCTAAATATTACTATTTCTTCATAACCAGTCAAAGGCATTTTATAAGCATTCAAAAAACCTGCAGCACTATCTTTATCCCAAATCCATTTGTATTTAAAAAAGCCCCTGCGGCTCATTATTAAATCGCTTGTAAATGGGTCATTACAAAATATTGCCCAAATACCATTAGGTTTTAAAATACGTTCCCATTCAAGCCATAATTGCTGCAGGTTTATTTCATATTCCCAATCGCAATTAGTTGTATTATATGGCGGGTCTGTAAGCATTAAATCAATACTACCATCGGGTATTCGCTTCATTGTTTCGATACAATCTTCATTATAAAGATTAACAAAAGGCAGCGTACAACACTCGCTATATGCAATTTGGTGGTCAGTGGTATTCGATATTTCGTTCATTTAATTATCATTTGTTAAGTTTGAAAGTGCAGTGATTTTAATTCCCAAACTGCACATAGCGGAAACGTTATAGCTAATGCTAAGAAAAAAGAGCGTTTGCGTTAATAGCAAGTTTTTTCTCAATTAACCCAAAAACGTCAAAATGATTTTGAATAAGCCAAGAAACAGAATCGAAAGGTAATTTTAATAAATCAATTTCGGAAAGTAGTTCAGATGTACCAGTATGCTCGTAGCAAAATAATTCTACAAGAATATTGTCATACTTTTCACCAGTATTATACTTTAAAAATTCGTTTTTCATTATCGAATCAGCTTCTGAAATAGTTCGAAGTATTGGAAAAAATTTATCAGGAGTTGCATTTACTGTGTCGTGGCAAACAATTGAACAGTTTGAATAAATTCCGCCAATTGTACCAATAACCATTTTACGACAAGTTTTTGTATTTTTTTGTTTGAAATAAGCCTTTAATTTATAAGGCAAATAAGGAGCTAATTCATTTAATTTTAGTTTGTTCATTTTGTTATATGTTTAAAATTAATAATTCGATTAAGAAAATAAAGCACTAAGCCATAACACAACAGTACTCCCAACCCACATAGTAAAATAAGCTACCACTTCATTTTATGTGTTTTTCATATTTTGTTCGTTTATTTCAACACCGCCATGCATTTCAAATAATTTTTAGTTGAAATTTCATTTTCACCTCTGAAATTTCTGTAGAACGTATTTCGAGGAATGCCTGTTAATGCTATCATTTGCGGAGGCTTAATCTTTCGCTCCAGCATTAGCTGTTTGATTTCGTTCATATAGTTTGTTTTAAAATTCAACTAATGGCACTATCGTAGTTCCCACGCTTCAATCTGATTACTGTGCTTCGTCAGATATTCGATTTTTTTTTCTACCGTTGGTAATTTTAACTCCTACACGTAGTCTGTAATCAGAATTTACCGCCTGATACGGCACATATTAATTAAATAGCATTCAGCAATAAGCAACTTATCAATCTTTGTAGGTTCATTCAGGCTTCGAGTGCGGTTTACCGACCAATGGCAGAAGTTCCAGAGGGGCTTTCACCTCACACACTCCTTTAAGTGCGGCACTTGATTAATTTATTTTTTATTTTTGAATGAATGACACTATTGCCATTGTCGGGGGAGTGGATTCGAACCACTATGTACTTGGTCTTGGTACTTTTCAGCCTCTACCGCTTAACTGCCTATCAGTTTACGCCCCGTTATTGCTCGTCTTTCCGAGCTGCCAACCGTTTATAATCTGATACGATGAACCGTTCCCTAAGTTAGAGACTAACCGCACTGTTTTTAGGTGGAGTGCGCAACACCTGTTATTCGCTACCATGCAGTCTAACAACGGCTGCATGGTCTGACTTTGTTCGTCTCGTTTGGCTTTTGTTCGGCTTACCTACCCGCAGTGTTTTGTAACACGATGCAAATATACTACATTAATACCAAAGTTGGTACTACTATTAACATTATTTAAGAATAAAATCAACTATTTGATTAATAAACAGCCAACTTTCGGGTTTAAATGCTATTTCAGTTTGAATAAAATAGTATTCCCCAACCTTTCTAAGCACCTCACAAGATGAATGTGGATTTCCTTTAATAAATCCACGTTGTATAATCCTAACAGCTCCTCCGAAAACGCCTACGTATGTTTTGGCTTTCAGACCTTGACTTGAAATGCTTTTAAATGAGATGATTTGTGGTTTCATAGATATATTCCTAATTTAAAGTTGTTGTTTGAAGTAATTAAAATCGTCGCAAAAAAAAGCTATAAATCCTTGCGCTGTTAGTTGTTCAATTCTGTACTTTTGAAGCTCGGAACGGATACCGTTTTTTGCTTTTACTTCTATAAAAATTGAACGTCCGTTTTTGAATGCAAACACATCAGGGAATCCATTTTTTGATAGTTGAATAGTTTTAACTACCAACCACCCATCAGATTCAAGTGCATTTATTATTCTTGTTTGTAATTTTGCTTCGGCTGCCATGAGTATTGTTTCATAAATAGTTTTTCGTTATATCGCTTTTTTGATTTTACCGCTTTGTATATCCGTTCATTCAAGCTCTTTTTAGCCATGATAAAATAGACGTTATTTTCTGTCCTATCCTTAGTAGTCATTCTATCCCGACCCTGTGTATATGTTTTTCCGCTGTAAGAAAAATTATAATAAACAAGTGCTTCGGCTTCCTTTAGGCTTATTGCTTCGCTACCGCTAATTTGTTGAATGCAGAACGATTTTGAACTCGAATTAAACTCATGTATATCGGTTGTAATAGTTTCGCCAAAAACATTTTTTAATAGCTCCAATTCTTTTTGAAAATAGTAAAAAATAGCTATTTTTTTATCTCTGAAATACTGCTTTATAAATTCAGCTTTATATGTATCAATTACATAGGAATTAAGCTGCTCGGTTATAACAGTTCCGTTTTCGATTTGGTGAATTTTATTCAACATTGCAGCGGCATTGTTCGCAACAATGTTTTCTTTATTGCCTCGTATCAATTCGTCTTTAAGTAGTGTTTCAGTCATTTTGCGCAACTTATCAGGCATATCATAGTAAATCACATGTTCGGATATTTCAGCCGTAAAACCAGCCTCTTTTTGCGTATATTTAAGCAAATACGAATCAATGATAGGGTTAATTAATTCGTCAATTGATTTGCTGTAATCTTTTACCTGTATATTTCCAAAATGCTTAATGGCTGGCGTTGTATATTTTTCAGCCCAACGATAAAAGTTCTTTTCCGTAAATGGTGAATAGTTGCTAACCCAAAATGAATGATACCACTGGCTCCCGCTTTCGATTGCTGGCGTACCGGATAGGAATATCATTGGCAATAATCCGAAGCGTTCCTTTATTTCCTTTGTAGTTTTATTTGGCTTCGGATAGCTTCCGTTCCTGTGATGCTCGTCCGAGATTAGCAAATCAAAATCATTGTCAGTAACTTTGTGCAGTGATTCGTTATTTGCTATTACTATTTGAAACGATGGCTGCAAAGCGTTGTAATCGTTTTGAATAGTACTGCTTTCAACAGCTTTCTTTTTAGTTAGGAATAACACCTTTTTAGCTCCGTAATCATTTGCAGCTGATAAGGCTGTAAGTGTTTTTCCTGTGCGAACCTCCATCGCTAAATAAGCTATTTTTCTATTCTGTAATAATTGCACCGCTTTAGCTGCAATTATTGATTGATAATCTCGAAGTGTAATCATTTCATTTTTTCTAAATGTTGATATATTGTTTTTCTTGAAACACCTAAAATATTAGCCATGTGAGTAACTTTTACATTCGGATTTGCTTTTAACATTTCAGAAACTTTTTCAAATGTACTTTTACTTTGATTTTGTGTTGAAATCTGTTTAGCTTCCGTGTATTCAATAGTATTTAATTTATGCTTTTTAGCCATTAATACAAAGTATTTTGATAGTTTTTCAGCACCTAACATTGCTTTTTCTGATATTGTATTCACTTGATAATTATCTGGGTCTGTAAACCAATAAAGAGTATTAAGCAGTAGTGCAAATCTCGGAATATAGGACTTTTGTTTCGGGTACATGCTTTTCATATATTCATTTTCATCGTCTGAATTTTGGTGCGAAGTTATTTCGTTGAAAATTCTAATCCAGTTTGATTTAGCCACTTCACTCATTGAAGATATTATAGGAATAATCTCACCTTCTGCATCCTTTTTGATAAATTTGTTTTTAATGAAATCGAAAAAATCAACAATAAAATCATTGTACCATTGAATTATATCATCAGGCAATTCATTCTCATTATATTCATCAACCTTTAAATCCGGATAAGTTGTCAGCATACGGTCAATAAATCCATTATCTTTGTTTTGCTCGGTAAAAAATTCTACAAGTATTTTTGGTTGAATACCTCCCAACACTGGCAAAATAGGACTTTCAACAAATGAACTTTTAGCCGTTTTTCTATTTACTGCAATTCCTTCATTCGACCAAGAACTTAGCCAAAACTCTAAATCCGAACCAGCACGATATTTATTCATATCTTTATACCAACCAGCAAGCTCATCGCAAAAAACACCAATACCGTTTTTACTTTCTTCATGTAGATCTGTTATTGCTTCAATAGTAAAATCAGATACAATAATTTGTGATTTTGTTGGTTTTTTCACTTCCTCATTTACTTCCTTTTCTTTTTTAGAAAGTTCGTTATATTTTTCGTATGCCTCACGTTGTTTGATGTATTTTTTAATCTCAAGGTTATTAACCTTTTTCAAAGGATAAATTACACGATTTATCGATGGAGTTTTACCAATACCTGCTTCACCAACTAATGAAATCCAAATTATAGCTGATTCAGTCCATCCACCTTTTACTTTTATTTTTATTGAATTGCCGATAATAAGCGAAGTCAACCAAAGAAACGAACAACCCATATAATCTATATTGCTATTCAAAGTGCTATTGCATAACTTAAAATAGTACTGAATATCATTTGGCATTATTTCGAGTGGAAATTCAATTTTAGATGGTAATTTTTCAATTTTTTTTTCAGCTATGTGATTAACCTTCGGCTGCTCTTTTACTATTCGAGTTCCATAATTTTTTTTATACAAATCTTTAGCGGCTTCAGAAAAGTTGCCATTGTAGTTTTTTATAGCGTAAATATCAAACGGTGATAGTGGCTTTTCGTGTGGATAAATTGTGCCTGTTGAAAATAAATACAGCTTATTATCTTTGTTGAATATATTCCCACTGGATGCGCTTGTAGCTCCATGTCTTCTAAGTACCGTTTTGTCTGATAATTTTTTTACAATAGAAAATTCATTACTTATTAAATCCCAGATGCGATTATTATTGTTGAAGTCTTCCCACGGGGTTACTGCATCTTCGTTTACCTTATATTGTTTAATTATTTCTTTTGGCTGCTCCGGTTGTTGTTCAATATAATTAAATGAACGTGATATTTCCCAAAGTAACTCCCTGTCTTTCTCTGAAATAAATTGAACATTATCATAACCAAATTTACTTACCTGATTGTCGTAAATCCAAACATAACCTCCTATACCCCTGCTCTCGATTATAGCCTCTTTATATCCTTGTAATTTTGCAATTTTTATATTACCATCAAGTTTTTCACATTTATAAATAATGTGATACCCATTGTTTACGGTTTTATAAATAACAAACTTATTGTCAAAATCATCGATTGACTCCCGAAGATACATTGTGTATTCGTTCCAAAAATCTTGCTGGTCTTTAAGCGTTGGTAACACCTTCAAATCAATATCAATTACCTCAAGATGATTATACCCTGTAATTATACCTATTCCTAATGTAGGTTTAATTTCTATTTTCTCATTTGTAGACTTTTCAATATAAAATTGCCCTCCATAGTAATCATATATTTTTATAAAATCATCCTTTGAAAGTGCTTTAGTCTGGCTTTTTTTCCAACTAAAATTAGGCTTTTTGCCTTCTCCCACTGTTAGCAATGAATATCCATCATCTAATAGCTTATTGCAACGTGAAATACTTGGTTTATTCATAAAAGTGTAACCTTTATTTTAATAAGTGTAACCTATTATTATTGTTTAAAATACTGATTGTCATATATTTATACTGTTTTGTAACGGGTTACAAAGTGTAACCCTATATAAAAATAAAAAAAATAGAAATAGAAAAAAATAATTTTTTAAAATAAAAGTGTAACCCCCACGGTAACAGTTTTTATTTAATTAATTGAATATCAGCTGTTTATGATTAATATTAAAAACATTAACTATTTGATTATTAAACATTTATAAAAACGTGGGGGGTTACACTTTTTTATAAACACAGGTAACACTTTTAAAATAAAAAACCCATTAAATCGGCATCGGGCAGGATGCTTCTTTAACGGGTTAGTTTTGAACTTACGTTCTAATTTCTTATGTTGTTCGCCCTGCCCGTTGAACTTGACTGCAAATATACTACTATTTTCCTAAACTGCAATACATTTCTTAATTAATTTTCTTCAAATTCAATCGTTTTCATTTTCAATCTGTTTAAATGTTTCTAAAATCTCTTCCACTTTTACCTGTCTAAAAATCGACATTTTCGGTATTTCTGCAAGCTCCCGAAGTAGCTTAAATAATTGTTCGTAGTTTTTCATAACCAAATAATTTGTTGTTTAAAAATCCATTTTGCAAAACCATATTCTAAACATGCACCACGTGAATCAATCCAGTTCTTTTGCATTGCTATGTGAGTGCAGGTTCGAAGCACCTGAATATCGGCTATCATGTACCATAACCACCACTCTTTGTGAAGTTCTGTCCAGTGTGTTTTATATTCAACACCATTTTTTGTTATTATTTCTTTTGTTCGTTTCTTTCTACCGAATAGCGGATTTATATAAAGCGGGTTGATAAAAATAGCATTCGAGTAATTCGCTTGATAATTGTAAACCATTGAACGCTCTGCAGCAGCAAAATTGCTTGTATATTCCGCTTCGGTAAGTCCGCTTATTCTTCCTGATATGTATATTCTCATAAATTTATCAAATGATTAATTAAACTTCTAATTTCCGATTCTAAAGCCGTTAGCTTGTAAATCGCCTCCAATCTTTCCTCGTCTGAGTTCAAATCATTGTGCAATTGAATAGCTCCTTTGCAGTCGTGAATGGTAACTTTCATAATTCCATCGTCTTGCACTTTGCAATGAATAGCAGCCATTGTACGTGGACTGTCCGGCACGAGAAAAGCTTTTCTATTGTACGTTTTCATATTCTTTTTTTAAGCACCCCGATTAAAGGGGTGCTGTTAATAAATGTTTATCAAAAAGGTACTTCTGTTTGCGATGTTGGCTTTACTTCCTCTGCAACTACCGTTTCAACGTTACCAAACTTAGATGGTTGGAAATTACCTAAAATAGGTATATTTTTTCTTTGCTCCTCTGTTAATGCTTGATAACTAGCTTTTTCGAGTTGCTGTTTTACAAAGTGAGTATCTCCAAACTGACCAGCACCGTTTTTGCGCTCAATAATTTCCATATTACAATACAACTCCCCGTTTTTCCCTTTGTAAAATTCGGACGTTGGAATGCAAACACATTCAACTGTTGAGGATTTTCCTACAATCGGCATGACAAAAGCCCGATTCAATTTTTTAATGTCGATTTTTTGACTGTAATTCATTTTTTAATAATTTAGTGAGTTAATATAATCTCGTGCTGTTTCAACACGTTTTTTTAATTCTTCGATAATTTCAGGTTGATAATCAAAATCAAAACGTTTAATTCTGTATTTTGTATCAACATTACTGTAATTAATTTCAGGCGTGTTAAACGTTTCTGGTGTGTTCAAAAGTACATAAACAACACTTGCTTTCTTTTTTACTGTAAGGTGCATATAGACCTGCACTTGAAAAAAATAATCGTCTGTCGGTATTTCATTTTCAAAAAGTGGAAATGTCCAACAATCCCATGAATTTTTAATGTCAATTACCGTATCAGATAGAATTAAATCAGGTTCTCCAGTGAAATAATCATCCGAAAAACGTTGTTTGTTTTTCAATGCAAACGGTAAATCTAACCATTCAATCGCCTTGTCAATAGCCATATCTTCGTACTCTAATCCTTTTGAAATGTACTTTGAGTTAATTTCTTTACGCTGTCCGTAAATTCCTTCTTTAATCCAATCGTGCAAAAAGGTTTTTACTGTCTTTGCCAATAACTCATTTTTTGCTCGTGGGTTGGTCATTAATATACCAGCAGCCGAAGCCCTAATCTTGAATTGTTCCATCGTAATAGCCGTTTAATTTTATTAATATTTCTTCTGAAACAGTGTATTTTTCTGAAATATCAGCAACAGTGTAAGTTTGTGATTTCAAAACCTCAACTACTTTTTTCCAATTCGGGTGATTTTTATCGAGTGGCTTCAAAGTTACATCAATTTCGTAACTAATTATATCTTTACGATTTAAGTCAGAACCAAATAACTTCCCGAAATGGTCGCAGGCATCTTTTACTGCTACCGTTTTTGCAATCGGAAAAGCCATCGATAAAGCACCATTATTGATATTTCCTAAATCAGCAGGGCTTGTCCCCTTAGCTGTTTGTAATTGTGCTGCCCCGATGCCATCGTGATAGTCCCAATCTCCTGTAATAGGATGAATATAATGAACTCGAACTGTTACCCATACGCCATTAAAAGCAGTCCCTTGCCCTGTAATTTCTATTCTGTAACGTTTGAAAATTGTTTTGAGCAAAAACTCAACTCGTTCAATCGGAATATACTTATATCCACGAATAAAAGGATGTTCTTTTACCCAATCATTTTTGGGTGGCTGATTCATTAAAACGACTAACTCATCGCTTTTTTGCGCTATGGCTATATCGCCATATATTTCTTTAATTGCTGGTAAATTACTCATACTTTTTCTATTATTTTTTTTGCCGCCTCATAGGCGTTATTAAACTCTTCTTCTTTGATAGCTTCGTACATCTTACCGAACCATGATTTCCCTCCCGAATAAGTGCTTATAGCAACGTGTTCGCCGTTCAAAAATACACTTATACCAACGAAATTGTCATCTACTTTGAAATAGTGAAATCCTACTTTTAATTTTGCGTATTTCATAGCTGTTTCCGTATTTCGTCAATTATCAACTCTTCATAATTCGGTATCTGTTCAACTATTCCATACATATCATTTCTACCAGCAGAATGAATATCAGTAATTTCAATCGAACCATTATCGCCAGGACATTCACGAGTTCCAAAACTCGGCTTTTCAATTTCGGCTTTCACTAGTAATGTGCATCCGAAGAGGTCAATGTAATACTGTTCTTTTTTCATAATACCATTGTTGTTATTAATCCAACTAACCAGCCACCACACGCTATCAGTGCATAAGTAGTCCATTCTGTAGGAATTATAACCACCTCTTTTTTTGCCACCCACTCCCCATTAACCGAGCAGTAATAATCATGTCGGTTGTAATACTCGACATTTACGAGATTACCTTTGTAAATTGCTTTTTTCATTTTCTTGCTTTTTAATTATTTTCTCAATTTCCATATCTGACCTTGTTCCTGCTCTACAGCTTGCAACAGCTACTACTATCGCCAGCAATCCTAAGATTGCAAAAATAATATCTACTAACATAACCCTAACCCTTTCGAAATTTTTTGCTCGGTAGTGGTCAACGGTGTTGATAGTGCGAGGATATAATTCCTTACTGTGTTGCGATGCAGCCCTGTAATTTCTGCAATTTTTTCGTAGCTGAGTTTATCAGCCCGAATTTTGTCTAAAATTTTCTTTCTCATTTTTATGAATTTAATTGTTTATAAATTTTGTCGAACTTATCGTCCAACTGTTTTAAGTATGATACAAGCGATTCAAAGCTTATAATTCCAGCTTTTTGTAAATCTAATAAGTTTTGTTTAGTTGCCGTGATTAAACCTAAATGAGTAGCTGTAAATTGTTTTTCTGACATGATAATTTATTTTTAAATTGTTCAACAAAGATAGTAATTTACATTGGAATGTATTACAATGCAATGTGCTATTTAATAAGTATTAACAATATAGTTTTGGCTGCTCCTTCCGACTTAGTTAAAGATTGTTATTTATTTTGATTAAAGTATACAACTATCAAAATAATGTATTACATTTGTAGGGTACTTCAATGAAGTGGTACATTAATACATACAATTATGAAATACATTGATAAATTAGACTGGACAAAAGTAAATGAAATTATGGACAATATGTACATAACTAAAAAGGGGATTTTAGCATTTACATCTACAAATGTAGGGACGCTTGAAAAACCTGCATACAACGCACACATTTTAGAGCGTGGAAATAAAATTACAGATTATGGCATTATAGACGCTGAAAGATTAGTTTCAATTGCTAGAACTATGGATAGAACTATCCCTTATATTTTTGCAATAAAAGAAGATTCAAGAGGCATTGAAGCAACTAATCAAATGGTAATTGATAATCAAAATTTCTTTTTACGAGGGGATAGGGTTCGTTGTATTTTGTCAACATATCTTCCTTATTCTGTTCAAAAAATAGAAAACTTAGTATGAGTAGCGGTGGTAAAAGAGTTGGTTCTGGTCGTAAAAAATCAGAACCAACCAAATTAAAAACTTTTCGTATTCCTGTCGAAAAGTACGAAGAAATTGTCGAACAGATAAAGCGTATTATTTCTTTTTACACTGACGCATAACTTGCAAATATCTTGCATAATCTGCACACGTTGGGAGGTAATCTAATTGTGTCTTCATTGTGTTACTTTGTTCATAATCTTTTTTTTTGCTGGGTATATAACCGGATTAATAATTTATTTGCTTAATACGGACTTGTTACAGTCCGTTTCGAGTATAAAACTCTCATCAGTTAAGCTATTCAAGTTCATTCAATAAGTTGTTATGGTCGATATAATTCCCTGAAATTAAGTATCTATAAACCCAACATGCATCGCTATATTCGTTATAAAACTTTATTCCTTTGCTTTTTAATAGCGTTTCGAGCTTGTTAGATGCTGTTTTTAGAAGTTGTTCAGGCATAAATAAATTCCACATACCTATTCCGTATTGGGTACTATACATAAAATTTTTGTGCACTCGGCACTCTGATAAGTACAAAGCAATTGTTTTGGCTGCGGTCTCTTTTGTATAATTATTATATTCAGTACCATCGAAGTATAGTTGCTTAACCATATACTTATTAATGAATTGAGTATAGAATGACTTGAATAAATTATCAATTGACTTAACTTTGAAGTCAAAAATAATAAGTCCATCAATACTCACACCATAAATAAAATCAGTTTGAAACTCACTGTTACTATACAACTGATATTCCTGATCGTACCACTTTTTTGCTGTCTGATTTTTCAGGTCATAAAGTTTAATTCCTTTGTGGAATAAACTTGTTAATTTACTGTTTAACTCTTCGATTTTCATTGTTTTATTTTTTTATTGTTATTAAAATTTTTTACTGTCGCCCCATCGAATTTTTTGCTGGAGGGGTGGGGTTTTTTTTTGCTGGGTTAATACTTAACTATTTTTTCTGTCATACGAATAAACTCTGCTACTTCGTTACCTCCAATACAGTAACTACCTTCGGGAGTAAAAATGTACTGTCTAAATTTTTCGGTTGTAGCATTATTCAACTGAAATTCCTTTGCATTGTCAAACATATAGTTTACAATAGCTTTTTTTAATTCTACATTCATAATCTTTTTTTTTGCTGGGTATTACCCATGATTAATAATTTATTTTGCTTAATACGTGCTTTTTAGGCACGTTTCGAGTATAAAACTCTCATCAGTTAAGCTCTTCGCAATTCCAACCATACTTATGCCTAAACTCAAACGCTTTTTGAATATCACTTTCAACAAAGTACCAACCTGAATCATCTTCCGAAATAAATATATTTAATTCAGTTTCTAACTTTTCAACATCTTTAGGGTCTACATATATAATAAAATAATGATTATCATTGTAGCAATTTTCAATGTAAAAAATAGGTTGTATAATTCCGTTTCTTAATATATCATACATTTCTTTATCGGAGCTATATCCGATTAAACAACTTTCGCCGAAAATAAATCCAGTTGGTAATGTTACATTTGTTTTCATTTTGTTTTATTTTTTTATTGTTATTAAAATTTTTTACTGTCACCCCATCGAATTTTTTGCTGGAGGGGTTATAAACCTATTCTTTTTAAACTTTCAAACCCTAAATAAAATTTGATATGGTTTTGATATTCTTTTATTTTTACTTTTTTATTTGAAATGTAAGGAGATACATCAAATAAAAACAAATCTTTTTTTTGTTGGTCCTTAATATATAGGACCTTTGAATAGATATGATTTTCAACCATATTTTCAATAAGATTTTCAATTTCATTCATAAATAAATAGTTTTAATTAGTTGTTTTTATATGTTTTAATTCGAAATTTCGGACTTTATTTGTTATTTGGTATTTGGTATATTAGTACTGTTTTGAATAAAAGTAGCTTAAATATAGCTTAAAATTGATATTTTGCAGTTCACTAACTGACTAATTTTTTTGTTCCTTTGCACCGTTTCAAAGGTGAAAAGTTTTGGAATAAAAAAAAGGTCTAAAAAACAAGCCTTGCAGCTTATTTTTTAGACCTCGTTGGGTTCTAATGATTAATTTATTTAATTGTAAAAATAAAAATCAGGATAATGATTTTCTAAATACTTATTCAGCTGGATTTCGTTCCTGAAACGTTTTATTATTTCTTTATTTGACCATTCATTTGCAAATGTATAAACCTTTATAAATGCTATGTAATTCCCTTTAAATACCTTATTTTCATCAGCTATATATAAAGTATCGTCATTCAAAACACTCTCTTTTAAAATATATTCAGTCATTTTTGTCTATTTTTAAAATTCAAGTGAATTGTAAATAAAAGGAACTTTTTCGTGAGTACCTGCATTAATTAAATTGTATTTAAAAATGCCTCCATCGGCCACAAAATCTTTAACTTGTTTGTGCATATCCCAGAAATTTACAAAAAAATTGGTGCCTGCGTCGAACTCAGGCTTGTGAATGTAATATGCCAAATTTGTAGCCTCAAACATGCATCGGCATAGCTTATAATATTTTTCTTTAGTAGCTTTCATTTTATTAATTATCTATAATTTATTTACTTGTTTACACTTGCAAATAACTGTAATTGAACCATTTACTGAGTATTCTATGTTATTAGCTTTTATTTGTTTAACGCCGCTTTTTTCGATTAATAACAAACGTTGGCACCTGGAGCATCTTTTTTCAATCATAATATTTCTTTTAATGATTTAGTTCCGATTTTAATTCCACGCTCATATATAACCCTTGCTAATTTTACCTTATCAACTATTTTAAATAGTTGAAAATTAAATTCTGATATAATAGCATTTTCCTTTTGCAAATACTGTTCATATAATTTTTCATTTATGCCTTTCAATTCTATTTTTTTTGACCTCAATTCTTTAACTGAAATCCCATGCATTTGCGACTCTAAAATTTCAGCTTGTTTTTTTTCGCTGTATTTTCCTTTTGACTTGTTTTTTTTAACCTCAAAAGCTATTTTTTCGTCTGATATTCTTTTTTTTGCTTCAGATTTAGTCTCTGAAATAACATAACCAGGCGCAAGTGAACAGACTAAATATTGCTCAGATTCTTTTCCACCTCTACCAATATTCCCCAAATACTTACTATATTGTGGGATTGAACCACGTAAGTTGCAATAGCCTTTAGAACGTGCCCAATATAAAGGACATTTTTTTTCACTTACTACAAAAATGCTTTTACCGTCTGATAAAACCTTTTGTACTGCATTTTCAAACTGCTTTTTACTAATTGTTTTCATTTATTTTGATTTTTTAAATTCTATCAAATACTATTATTTGATGTTTTGTAGCCGGATAACGGTTCAATGTACACCGGCATAGATTTAAATTGAGTTTAATAACTCAATAAGCAATAAATCAATTAATTTGACCTTATCATCGTATGTATACCGATTATTATGTGCAATGCTGTTTGCTTGATTTTCCAAATCATTCAATAACTTGTAATCCGGCTGAATACCGAAAGGACTGTAACCGGTACAAATACATTTTGCACCTATTTGATAATAATCACACGACCAGCCATAATTTCCAGCTGAATAAGCAAAAGGTATTTTATAATATAAAAGATATTGTGCGTTGCAATATCCAATTGAAATAACAGTATTAAAACCGTTTTTAATAGTTTTTTTTGAGGTTTGTAATTTCATACCTTGGTGCCGCTCCTAACGGACTGTTTTAAATGATTATAATTTAGAATTGTCTGTTTTGTAACCGGCTCCGAAAAATAAGGCACATACGAAAAAGAAAAGCACAAGGATATAACTGCTTGTATTTTCATTAATAATAGCGTAAATTAAAGATAGTACGCTTGCCACGCTGCAGCAAAGAAACATTAATTTTGTGTACATGATTGTAATTTTTAAATTGATTAATTGTTATTAAATTCTATCAAATAATAGTATTTGATGTTTTGCAGCCTGCAAATAAGCCAATATTTACAGGCATAAAATTAAAAATTTGCACCGGACTTGAACCGGACTGTTTTAATGGCTCCGCTCCTAACGGCTTGTTTAAGTGATTATTTGTTTTAATTTTATGATACAAAGATAATGTTATAATCAACACAAAACAATAGGTAAATTACTATTAACCAAACATTTAACATTCAAATATCAGATAATAATAAACTTTTATCGGAAAATAATAAACTTTTATCGATAAACGATATACAACTTAAAAACTTTAACGTTATATATTTTAGAAATATACACTATCTTTGCACACAAAATTATAATTGTATGAATGAAATAGAATACAAAGCAAAAGTGGGCGCTCCTTTCAAATATATGCCTGAGAAGCTCGTTATTAAAGTAAATGAATATAAGGAATGGGCACAAAATCAAACATTCGAGAAACGTATGCTTAATCCTAAAACGGGCGAACAAACAAGTGTATATTTAAAATGTCCGCTTACTATTCAACAGTTCTGCTTATATATCGGCGTATCTTACAAGACATTTAAATACTATTTTAATGCAGAATTTGATAATGAATTGAATGAGACAAGTATTAAGATTAACAATGAATTACGTACTATCTTCGCACACGTACACGAATATATTCAGCAGAATCAAATCTCGGGGGCTATCCTGAATGAGTATAACGGTAACATTGTAAGCAGGATTAACGGGCTGACAGAAACGGTCCATGTAGACACAAATGTAACTCTAAACTCACTGCCTTTGCATATTGGGAATCAGGTAATTGATTTAACTAGTGCTGACTATACAGTAATTAACAATAACGTTAATAATAACAACTTACAATTAACTGAAAAAATGTAAACTTACAATACTGTATTAATAGTGTTTGTAAAGTACTTATATTCAATTGATTAATAGTTAATATAAATGTAGTAATATAATTGATATTATGTAAACTTCATTTATTAAGTAGTACTTAACTCGAATAGCACCCCCTATGGCATTTGGCGCAGGTAGAAAAGAGTGCCCTAATACATCCCATTCACAAATTTTTGCCCGATTTTGTCGAAATGTTTTTAGTTAAAAATAATTAACGTATTATGTTTATTTTCCTACCAATAGACTAATAATAAGATAGAGCCGTATCAGAGTATCAATAAGTTAGTTATTTAACTATACGGTATTTATTGCTATATGTATGAAATAAATAGTGTATGTATGGTGCATATTTGTTGTAAATAGTGTATATTTACGGTTGAATTATGGCAAAGCAAAGGATAAAAGAGGTAAGTAGAGAGAATCACTTGACAGGTGAGGTTGTTTCACATTATAGTTTGTATGCCAATAAATACACAGAGAGTTTTATTATGATACGAACAACGTTAGGTAAGGAGTGGTTTTATGCTTTAGGTAATAATGAGAAGAATTTATTGATGATGTTGTGGGACTGGAGCAGCCATGAGGACATGACGGTTTATTTGGGCAGTGTTCGTAGGAATGATGTTTGCCGGATATTGAATATAGGTAAAAGGCAGTTGACTTCGATAATAAGTTCATTGTGTAGTAATGATTACATTAAGCGTATTGGTCGGGATGACTTCTTGGTAAATCCTCAGTTTATGTTTAAGTGTAGTGTTGGTAAGGTAAGAGAAAAGATTAAGTTATATAACGAGTATAAATTTTAAAAATAAAACAACATGGAATTAGCTGATTTAAAGAAGAAAAATGAAGAATTAAAAGAAATTATTGATTCTTTAAGAGCGAAGTTAGATTATGATAATAGAACTATTCTTAAATTATCTAATACTATATCTGTATTAGAATATAGTATTAGAAATGACCAAGTAGAAGAAACTATCAATATGTATAAATTTTAAAAATCAATTATTATGTTTGGAAAAAAGGCAAAACGGATTAAGGAGTTGGAAGGAGAAGTAAAGCGTATGCAATACATCTACAACCAAGATTACTCAAAGTTACAAATCGAAAAATATAACTTACGCCTACACAACGGCAGGTTAATGAATGAGTTATCAAAGCTGCAATCACAGGTGCAGCGATTAAGTCCTGTGCATGGTAAGGATGGTAAATTTATAAAGAAATGAAAAAGCTATTATTAATTCCTATTTTATTGTTGGCATTAACTTCATGCGAGGTTAATCAGGATTGGTTGGTAACGAACACTTTACGTATTGAGCAGTGGAATACTGTATCGAATATAAAGGTTCGGACAGAAACACGAGTATCTACAGAGGTTGTATTAGATATGAGTGAAAAGGAGATAAAGGAGTACTGCAAGCAGGGTATATATACCGAGCAGTACGGTACTACTATGTATAAATTTGTAACGACAAAAACTTATGTAAAGCAATGACAGCACAAGAATTAGCATTTAAGAAGTTTGACAAGCTATTCAGCTACGAATGGTACGCACAGGAAGATGGTGGAAACAAAACTGTAATCTTCTCGTATGTAGAAAAGGCAATGTTCCGAAAGCCTAAAGAAGAGTGGAAGGGTAATAAACGTTTTGAAGCTGAGAGCCTTGAAAAAGCCTTTAATTACGCATTTTCTAACGAGGGGCTGATAGAAGTAGAGCATGGTAATTATCGTTCAATGTTCGGCAAGATAACAGCCTTTGACCACGAAAAATGGAACGAACAGGTATTCGCTGATAAGTTCTGGAGCGTAGGCGATAAATGTTGGAAAAGTTTGAAACAAGTTGTTGAAGCTGAAAAAAGAAAGAAGTATGAAACGGCTTTATCGTAAATTAAAGAAGTGGTACTATATCGAGAATGAGGTTGTTGGTTATGACCCGAACCTCGTTCCGATATTGGAGTATACTGTGTGGACAGGTAGGTTTATCACAATACCTATCTTTAGAATGCGCTTTACGGTGCTTTATGGGTTAGATTTTAAGATATTTGTAAATGACCCTATTAAGGCAACGGCCTATCTGATATTACAAAAGAGATTGTACAAACACGCTGTAACAAGCAAATATAAAAAATAAGATTATGTGGATAAGTAAAGAAAGATACAATGAGTTAGAGTTCAAGAACACAGTTTTAAGAAACAGGAACTTAGATTTATTGTCAAAAATTGATTCATTGAGTAATTTTTACGAAGAAACGCCTAAAGACCATAGTAGACAACTAAACAAAGAGTGCGTTGACTACGTTTTTAGTCGTTTAGACCGCTTGGAAAAGGAAAATATGCGGTTGCATTTTGAACTTTATAAGAAGAATAACGCTACCGAACAAAAATCTGATAAAGATTTAATTCGTGAGTTTTATATCATGCTTGAAAGAATAGAAAGCGTTGTATTGGAGGCGCATGCTAAAAAACTTACAATAAGAGACATCCTTGAAATTGTAGATAAAACGAAAAATTATTACAAAGAACCATCAAAATAAATAAGATTATGTGGATAAGTAGAAAAGGATATTATGATTTAATGGATTTAGCATTAAAGAATAATTTTGATTATAAAAACCAGTTAAGAGAAAACGATATTCAAATTCACTTTTTAAACGAAAACATAAGGAGAATAGGTGAAATGTTGTATAATAAGAATGTTATTTTAAGACGGAAAGAAGAAGAGAATAAAGAACTACAATCTGAAATCGAACGCCTTAAAAAAGAGTTGGAGGGAGTAATTTAACAATCAAGCATGGGTTTCGGCTCACGCTTTTAAAATATTAAGAAAATGGACAGAAAATTTAAACGATACATGGTTTTTGAGTTCAAAGAATTTTATCCCGAAGGCGGTCTTGAAGATTGTACAAATGATTTTGACACTTTAGAAGATGCTGAAAAATGCTATGAAGATGGCAAAAAAGAAGGATATTTCAATTATAGGCATTTGTTTGACAGAGTTGAAGGAGTGATAATAAAAAAGCGATAATATGCCAATAGTAAAAATGACAAAGAACTATTTGCACGAGTACATTTTCACGTTGTACTTGGCGAATAGGAATAGACCCGACCCGAACACTGGCGACCAAACAAAACCTGTGATACTCATTGGTGGGGGCAGTCGTAGCGGTAAAACCGTTTCAGTAGCGCAGGTATCGCTTCGCTTTATGGAGTACTATGCCGACCCAGCATCTGCCAACCCGAAAAAGCTGTATATCATTGTTTACCGTAACACTTCAGTAGATTCACGTAAAACGCTAAAAGATTTTATAAAAGAGTTTGATAGGATAGGACTACTACCTATGGAACAGCGTAGAAACAAAAAGACTGGAAAATATGAAATGAGTGGCGACTACGAAAAGGTAGAATCGCCTAAGCCTGCTATCCGCTACAAAGGACATACAATTGATTTTATGGGTATGCCAGAGGGAGACCAAGAAGCATCAGGATGTGATATAGCATTTATCAACGAGATATTAGAGAATAAAAATCCACATGCTTTCTATTCTATCGTAAGGCGTACAGAATTACTTACTATGGCTGACTGGAACCCGAAGCAATCAGTGCATTATATCTACGGAATTAAGCGTTTTAACTTCCATTACCCTGTAACCACCTATTTGGATAATAAATGGCTACCAACAGGACAAAAAGCGGATGCAGAGGCACAATGCCCGTGGGACTTTAAAGATAGCATCTTCGAGGTTGACATATCCGACCAATTTGGTAATTTGAAACGCTATAAAGCTCCCGAAGGCTTTACTTTAGAGAAATGGTATGCAGGATACTACCAAAGTGAGGAATCGCCTATAAAATTCGATGGTTTCATTCGTAGAAAGTGGCTAAAAGAGGAGCGACCAGAGAACTGCAAGGAGGAGGACTATCATTTGTACAGGATGCCAAACGCTTTGAACGAGGAAAATAACACCATAAACAGGTCTGAATGGCTTACTTATGGAGAGGGCGTACCAAGCGGACAGGATGGAGCTATATTTCAAAATGCTAAATGGGTAGATAAATTCCCTGACGAGGTTGATAATTGCTATTTTGGGTTGGATTATGGTTTTTCAAATGATGTTAGTGCGCTTGTAAAATGTGGAAATATAGGCATTGATATGTATATAGAGCTACTTTGCTACCAGCGAACAGGAACTTCCGATTTATTATTTGATTTGATAGAAAAGCCACTACTACAAGAGGAGAAAAGGCGTTATATTGAAGCAAATAGCGAGCAGTGGTACAACAAGCTAATCGAGCTACGAAAAGAGCGTATATTAGCTTATTCTAAGGTATATCCAAGTATTGACGAAAAAGATATAGCTACCGATATAGCAAATACTGCTTTATACGACCATATCGACAAAGGATTGCCAATCGAGCCTATTACCGTTGTAACTGATACAGCCGATATTTATAAAGGACGTGGGGGTGCAGAGGAACAACAATTTACTACCGATTTGAATATAAAAGCACAACAAAATGGGTACAATTGGATATTTCAAAAAGTTAAAGGGAAAGCTATTGTGCCTGGAATAGCATTGATGAAAAAGTTTGATATAAATCTGATTAAGAATAAAGATTTGGAAGTTGAGCAACAGAATTATTGCTATGTGAAAGATGATAGTGGCACTTTAACTAACTTGCCTGATAAGGATAGTAAGTTTAACCATGCTTTTGATGCTGCAAGGTATTGTGTATGGACTTTCTTTAAATATATTTTTGGTATTTAGAAAAAAGTACTATCTTTGCATTGGTTGAATTTAGACATAATTTATTTAGTTTTAATTGATTCGGAATAGCCTGCTTGTGAAAGTAGGCTATTTTTTTTGTTAAACTAAGTTATAATATTTTGCTATTAAAATTATATATCGTTATTTTGCAATCAAAAAAGCCATGAAAAAAGAAGAAATTGAACAATTAGAAAAAAAGGTTGATGAGCTAAACAACCTTGTTAGAACTTTGACTAACAAATTAAACAGAATGGACTTAATGCCTGACGCTCGTAAGCATTACGGTATTGACGGTAAAGAAATGTACTATATCGGCGTTGCAACAGGTAGAGTGTATCGTAAGCCTATAAATAAGGAAATACTTCTTGCCTTTGAGAATATCCAAGTTCTTAAACCGGAAGATACACGAAAGATTAACAAGTATTTTATGGGGATAGAATAAGGAACAAAAAATTTGAACTATCAATACCACTCTTTTTTAAGGGTGGTATTTTTTTTGCGTTAAATAAACTTAATTTATTGTTTTTCGATAAAAATATATCGTTTATCGATAAAAGTACGTATATTTGCAAAATAATTGATTAGTATGGCAGGAAGTATAGATAATTTAATTCAGACGATAAATGGGCAGGTACAGCTTTCAAGCGGTATCACATTTATCAACTCTGATTCTACCGAAATAAATACAAGCACTATTCAAGGACAGATAGAAGCATATAAAAAATGCCCACCTGTTCAGAGTGCCATTGAGTTGAAGGCTTCGTTGCATAGTACTTTGAGAATTGCAGCTATAAACGACAGCGGTCGTTGGCTTGGCGGTAATGCAGGTACTGAAATTGAGAAACGCACCATAAAAGAGGATTTAAAGAAGTTGTATTGGTGCAATCCAGAACAGAGCTACAATGACTACGAACATCAAAAAAAGGTAATGCTACATATTTTTGGTATTTGCTACGAGCAGAAAGTTCCAATGGTAGGTTTTAAGGATAAATTTAGTTACTACATAATCCCGAATGATATTATTACGCCAGTTTACGGTTTTAAACCACGCTGGGATGCTGAATTTAACGCTATACCTGATAAATACCTTGTAAACGTTCCTAATGGGCAAATAGAGCTTCAAAGCGATGAGGTTTTTATCACAAGGGATAGAATGCAAGGTTTTGGTTTTGATAGAAGCCATTTAAGCCGATTGGTGGCATTAAAAGAGCCTATCAGTGCTATTCTTAGTGCAAATCAAATGTTTACTCAATTGATAGCTGATGGTGGTGCAAGAGGTGGTATTGGTATGGGAGCTAAAGATGCTGAAATGTCGCTTATGCTTAACGAAGATAAGCGTTTGATGCAAAAAGAGCTAAAAGAATACGGAAAGCTACGAGGACAATTGAAATATATAGTTACTAAGGGTGCATTGAGCTATACTCCTTTCACAAGTAGTATTGTTGATATGCAATTGCCGGAAAACCTATTGGCTAAAAAGATTGATATTTGGAGCGGTTTTGGAATACCGAATGCTTTTGTGGTAAACGAGGCAAGATTTCAGGTAGTACCAGAAGCTCGTAAAGAGATTTTCAATGCAAGTGTAACTCCAGAGGGTAAGGTAATGAACGATAATAATATCCGTTTGAAACAAATACCCGAAAGAGCATGGAGATATACAGCTGATGATTCGCACCATGATTTCTATCAACAAAGTTTGAAAGATAGCAGTATTGCATTCCAACAAGCAGCAGGTGCATTAGTTCCTTTGAAAGATGCAGGATTTATTACGGTAGAACAAGGAAAAGACTATTTAGACCCATATTTACGATAATGGATAAAGATAAATTAGACGATATTTTAAATTCTACTGACAATGTCAGTTTAAAGAAAAGTATTCAGCAAAAGAAAGCGACTATTGATAATGATAATATAGTACTGAAATGATAAAGTGCATAGAATTTCCAAATAAAAAATTTTCTACAAAGGAAGATATGTTTGATGCCTTGATAAAAAATCAGGACAAACTTATTGACATTAAAAAAGCAGGAATAAAGGAATCTATTGGTATTGCTATTGCAAACATAACAGAAGATGTTGTAAAGGGAATTAGTGGAGCTAAAGAAGATTGTGTATATGCTATTGTTTCTACAACTAATTTTTATGATAGTCATAAAGATGTTCACTTCCCAAAATGCTTTGATAAAACAGTAAAAGACCAACAAGGTACAGTACAATACGCATTAGACCATGATTTGAAATGGGATAGTATTGTAGTGTGGAAGGAAAACATTAGAATGTTTGTTTCAAAAATAGATTGGGCTTCGGTAGGAAAAGAGTACGATGGAAAAACAGAGGCATTAGTATTGGAATTGCCTAAAGATAAATTCAAAAGGAAGGATGTTCTTGAAGCAATACTTACAAAGCAGTCTGATTTTGAAAACTCTATTAGGATGGTTTACATAAAACTGAATTTAGGCGTTAATTCTGATAATCCTGAGCATAAAAGTCAAAAAGACTATTACGAAAAACGTAAATCTGAAATAGCTAATTTTGATGAAGTAGAGAAAGAAGGCTATTTTTGGGGCGTAGAGGAATTAAGGATTTATAAAGAAGCAAGTCTTGTAGTAGCTGGCGGAAGCAATAGCGCAACGAGCATATTTACAAAAGAAAATACGGAAGAGCCGCTTGCAAGCACTCCAACAGAAAATAAAGAAGATAGCCGTCAGTTCGACACTATTGGCAAAGCATTAGAAAAAGCAATAAACAACATTAAAAATTAAAAACAATGGAAGAGAAAGAATTGCAAGCATTGTTCCAAAAATCATTGGACAACTTGCCAAAAGGTGTAACTAAAGACGAGATGGCGGCTTATGTTACAGAACAAACTAAACAGTTTGAAAATTTAGCCACAAAAGAACAATTGGACACTTTGCAGAAAGCATTTGAAGCTCAAAGTGTTGAAATCGCTAAACAGAGTAAAGTGGTAAAAACCGATAACGAACCTATTAGCATTGCAAAAGCAATCGTTGATATGTTTGAAGAAAAGGGTTTGAAATCACTTTCAGACTTAAACAAAGTAAAAGGTCAAGAAATTGAATTGAAAGCTGACAATCCTTTGATTGCTGCTAACTACACAGGAGATTACTTCAGGACAAAACCTGTTGCCGATTTAAGATTCCCTAACGAAAGAAAAAATGCTTTCTTAGGTCGTGGTATTCGTACTGGCATTATTGAAGAAGGTAAAAACTTGCTTTTGTGGTCAGTTGGTGCTTTCACAGACCATGTTGCATACATTGGTGAACTTGACGATGCTACTACTACTGTTGATGGCAGTAAAATTGTAGCTTCTGATAAAACACGTGAGCTTTCAGGTATCGTAGCACGTGCTATCATATCACAACGTTCATTTGAGGATTTACCACAGTTAGCTCAACGAATTCAAACAAAACTCATGGGCAGAATGGAACTCTGGTTAGACCAAAAAATTTGGGAAGGTGAAGGTAACGATGCTACAAAAAAATACGAAATGTATGGTGTAAAAACAGGACAGGTAACACCATTTGATGCTTCATTAGTTCCTACTGTTGACAAACCAAACGTAGCTGATTTGGCTGATGCTTGTAAATTACATGCTTCATTAGCTTACGCTCCTGTAAATACTGTATGGATGTCTGAAACTCTTTCATTCAAATTGCAACGCACGAAAGATACTACTGGTCAGTATATTATCAACAAACTGGTTGATGGTACAATGATGATGGGTGGTCTTACTGTTATTACTACTGAATTATTCGGTGGAGCGACAGAGCAAATGCTCGTTGGAGACATTAAAGCTATCCAACATTGGATTAAACGTAATTTGACAGCAGAATTTGAACGTGTAGCAAAATCTGATAGCTGGAATTTATATGTTTACGCTCGCCAGCAAGTACTTGTTGAAGACGAGGACATTAAGGCACTTATCTATGTTGCCAATGTAGACACTGCTTTGGATGCTATTGCCACCGAACAAGCGTAAACAAAAATAGGGTATCGTAAAATGCGATACCCTTATAATACTAACAATTTAAAAAAACAAACAAAATGAAAAAAGTTATTTTATTTTTATTCGTAATGGTTGCTTTTGTTGCTAATGCACAGAAAGCTATTGTAATTGCACCTTTGGACTTAAATAACACTTGGGTTAATGAGTACACTGGAGTTGCAACTGACACTCTTGGAACTGTAACAGCTACTACATGGAGTTATGAAATTCCTGTAAATAAGGCTGATGGTTTAATGTATGTAGGTAAGGTAAAAGTATCTGATAAAACTACTGGTGCTGCTGGAGCTTGTACCATTAAAATTCAGGGTAAATACTTTGCCGCCGATGCTTATACAGATATTACTACTATTACATGGACAGGTGTAGGAAGCACAGATACTACTGCTATTTTTACTTCGGTTTCTAATAAGGTTTATTACAGATATTTGAGATACCTTGTTACTAATACTGGAGGTAAATCAAAGATTACTTATGCTAAAATACTTATTAAACGATGATATACTATTCGACAGGCAAAAGTTCCTATCTGAAAAAGGTAGGAACTGCTGTTGAAGAAACAAATCTTACAACGGCACAAATCCTTATTAAAAAAGGTCATATTGTGGAAAGTTTAGAACAACTGAAACCGCAAAAAGAAGAAGTTGTAGAGGTTGTTGAAACGATAGAACAACCTGTTGAAAAAGTAATCAAAGTTGAAAAGCCTAAAGGCAGACCAAAAGGAAAAGTAACTGTAAAAAGACAAGTTAGAAAATGAGCCTAATTGACGAAACATATTTTGGATTTGAACCATGCTACTTGGGTGATTTTGAAAGCTCGAATGGATATGGTAATGTAGTATCAAATAAGCTTATAGAAGTAAGGAGGAGCATAAAACGCTTTGAACCTGAATACCTAACAATGCTTATGGGTACTGAATTGTATGCCGAATATGTATCAACAATTACTGACCCGAAGTGGGACGCGTTAAAAGCCTTATTAGTAAATAGCACCGATAAGATTTCTCCAATAGCAAACTTTGTGTATTATCGCCACAGACGAGAACATAAGTTTGAGAGCGGAGATAACGGTGATTATATGACTAAAAAGGACAATATGATAGCTGTACAGCCCGAACACAAAATGATTATAGCATGGAACAATATGGTGGATTTAAACATACCTATTTTGAAATGGATATGGGATTATGTGATTTGTGCGGAAACTACTGCTATTGAAACAACAGCCACTTGGGACTATTCACAATGGGAAACTGAATTACTTTATAAACAAATAGGATACTAAAATGAAACTTATACAAGACGAATTAGAAAAGGTAGTAGCAAAAGTTCAAACAGAGCTTATGTTAGACAATCTTACTTTTGAATGTTCTACAGTGAATGAGTTTTTGGCTATCTTGGCAAACAAAAAAACGCCAATAGCTAAATATCCGTTTTTCTTTGTAAATGCTCAAGGTATCGAATATCATGACAGTAGAACTGACGTGATAGTATCAGTGCCGGACATTGTGATAGCAACATATTCAGACAGCAAATGGAGTAGACGTGAAAGGGATGAACAATCTTTTAAGCCTATATTAAACCGCATCTACGAAGTATTTGAAGATAAGCTAAACAGAGATAGGAATTTAGACATTACTACCTACGGTAAGCGTATTAACCATTACTTCTATGGTAAAACAGGTTTAAATGGTTACGAAGAGGGAATTTACCCAGACCATGTTGATGCCATACAATTAAGAAACTTTCAATTTAGAATAAAAAACAACTGTAAATAAATAAAAAAACAATGGGAACAATATTAGGAGTGCCTAAAGCATGTAGCACTAAAGTAGCTCACACAGGGCAAGATTCATGCGATTTTAAGATTGACAAACTGACTATGCTTATTTTGGCATACGATGGTTTTAAAGTACCTGCAAGCGAGCTAACAGACTTTGCTGATACATTAGCGTATTTGCAAGAAAAGAGTATTGCCGCTTTGCCAAAAGATAGGTGCTATCCTATCAAGGTTATTGAAGGATATACCGACAATACAGAAGCCGCTGAGCTAATCAAAAGTCCTTACGGTAATCCACAAAAGAGCAATGAGAAACCTCACACTGCCGAAATTGATACTGAAAACTTGGGTATAGGTTATTGGAAAAACTTGCGTAAATTTAAAAATCAGAAAAACCTTCGTGCACTCTGGGTTGACACCGCTTTTATTGGTGGACAGAAAAATGCTGATGGTGATTTAGTACCTTTCGAATGTACTTTTGAAGCCAAGCAAGTTAAAGTAGGCGATGGTGCAGGAAGTATCACTAAAAACATGGTAGATTTTTCTTTGAAGCGTGCCACTTCTTTATCTGACGATTTGGAAGCCGTAGCCTTTGACGAAAACTACGATTTGTCTAACGACATTTACGGTATTTTGGGAGTTGAATTAACTTCGCCTGCTGCAAATGTTGTAGTAGCTAAAACAGCAATTTCTAAAGAGAATTTGTTTGATAGCTATGCTGCTGCATTAGCAGTTATTGGAGCATGGAAACTTACCAATACAATAACTGGACAATTGATTACAAGTGGTGTAACAGTAGCTCAAAGCCCGACTTACAAAGGGTGGATATTTACTGGTATTACAGTACCAACTGATTTTGAATTAACAAATCCGGCTGCCTTAGCAGCCATCAACGTAGGTAGTTCTACTGCTGGAGGTTACGAGACGGAAGGAGGAGTGCGCCTGGGGGAGTAGACACTATAACTGGTGGTATCATGCCTACTGGTGGAGTTGTTAAGCTCGCCATCGACACTGACAAAACTGGTTATGTAAGACTTCCTAATGGTGGAATACTTGAAACTTTAAATGGCGTAATTAACGAAGTTTACACAGGTGCTGGTGGTAGAATTACTTATTATGTTGAAAAAGGTAATACGGAAACGAGTGTATCGCCATCTTCCTTAGCTGGTAATATAGTAAAATTAGCAGCATCGATATTTAATTGTGGCGGCACTAAAATAACAGGATTAAACTCTCCTAATAACGAGGTGTTTAATGTCGGTGCATGTATCCTGCTTGCAGATTTCATAGCACCAAAAGCAAAAACTATTTACGGTTCAGGTTGCGCCCTCACAGCAAAATCAATAGGTGATATTCTTTATCAGGCTTATGTGGATGATCGTGAAAATGTGAACTTTGATTTTAGCGGTGGAAATAATGCCTTGCATGGTGCAGTTAATACATATTTACAAGCTACTTACAGTGGTTTGACTTATGCAACTGTATACGCATTGCTCGCTGGAACTGGTACAATTTTAATTGACTAATTTAATCATTATGGCACGTAAAAAAATGGAAACACCAATTCGTAGAACGCACATTGCAAGTCCCTTTTTCGTTGGCTACTTAGACGAAATGCCACAAGAGGCAAAGGACAGAATGAAGGCTGAAAAGCCCGAAGTACACAAACATATTTTTGAAAAAAAGGTCGTAGATCCTGTTCAAGAATAGAATAAATTAAGGTATGGTGGGAGTGATACCCACCCTACATACTAAAATTATGGGACTACAATGGTTTATAAATAGGTTAGAAGCGTTGTCGAATGGTAAACTTATAGAGTTTATGCAGGAATGTTTAAATGAAAATGAGGAGTTTCTGACAACATTGAATAAAAAACAATTGTTAGATGGTACAAAAGCTGACGATACTAAATTTAAACCATATACGCCAACAACCATAAAGCTAAAAAAACAAAAGGGACTTCCAGCGATAAGTACATTAATATCACTACATGAAACTGGGGAGTTTTGGAGTTTATTTTGGGCAAAAGCAGAAAGTGGTAAATTGATAATGTCATCAAAAGATAAAAAGACAGATGAATTAATTTCAAGGTATGGTGAAAGTATTTTTGGGCTTACGAAATCAAACTTTGAAATACTGGGAGAAAAGATAATGCCACTATTACGACAAAAGATAACAACATATTTAAAAGCATGATAAAAGAGAAAATAAATAGCGTTTACGGTAAATCCTTGAACGCTATTTTTGCATTACAGCGAAAAGCATTATTCACTACTCTAACAGATTTACGCTTTA